CGTCGTAGCGCTCGCTGCCGAATTCGTCGCTTGAGTTCCCGCCGTCGTAGCGCTGCCGGCCGCTGCCGTCGCTGACGCCGCCGCGTTAGTAGCCTGAGTCGTGGCTATGCCAGCCTGGGTGGTAGCCGTCGTAGCGCTGCCGGCCGCTGCCGTCGCTGATGCCGCCGCGTTAGTAGCCTGAGTCGTGGCTATGCCAGCCTGGGTGGTAGCCGTCGTAGCGCTGCCGGCCGCTGCCGTCGCTGATGCCGCCGCGTTGGTAGCTTGGGTCGTGGCTATGCCTGCCTGCGTGGTAGCCGTCGTAGCGCTGCCAGCCGCTGCCGTCGCACTAGTGGCCGAAGCGGTAGCTGATGCTGCCGCTGCCAACTCCGCAGCAACCGCTGCTGCTGAAGCTACCTGAGTCTCATAGAGCGTGTAGGGGTCAAGCGACGCGACCGCCGTCTCCTGACCAATCAGCACTAGCCCACTAATGGGAGCGGAAATCTGGAACGCGTAGCTACCCGATAAGTCCAGCACGAGCTGGTTGTTGGTCTCCGTCAGCGTCGCGTCTACGCCCCCCACGCTCAGCGGCACCACGGTGTCCACGCCGTTTTGCGAGAAGACGTTGAGCACGGAAATACTCTGGCTACCGCTCAGGCCATAAGCGCGGAACACCATGGGCGTCGCACCGACCTGCACCTTGGTGCTGACGATGCCCGTACTCGTCGGGCCGAACAGAGGATTGGGAAAGGCGATCGGACTGCGCAGCAGGCTCACCAGATCGGCGTCCTGCCCAACGAGATTCACCTGTGGCAACGGCGTGCCTGTCACCACCAGCGTGCCTAGGGTGCCGGTGAAGACGAGCTGATAGGCACCAGTGAGGAACAGCACCTCCGTTGTGTTGCTCGGCGTCAGGATGACCGGCGAACCGACCCGGGTATACGGTGTCGACTGGTTGGTCTGGGCATAGTAATTGTTGACCGCGATGCTCTCGCCGACCTGCAGGTTGTACGCCTTGATGACCACGGGCGTGGCGACGATCTGGACCGTGGGACTCGTCTGGGACGTGGACTGCGCGTTGAACAGCACCAGGCCGTCCGCGCCGCCACTGTCCGCGCTGGGCAGCGCGATTTGCTGATTGAGGGGCTGAAAGGGACCGGCCATGACTTAGGCTCCTGGAGAAGGGGGTGCTTGAGAGGGTGCTGGCACCGCCGGCTGAGGTAGGCCGGAAGCGCTGATGGCACCTTGTACGCCGGGCACCGGCGGTGCTTGAGGCTTAGCCTGATCGGGACCAGGCCCACCAGTGGCCTGCTGAATCACTTGCTGACGCGCCGCCGTCTGCTGCGCGTCCTGTACGTCAGGATCAGGAATGATCTTGTCCACATCGAGACCCTGATCCGCCAACACTTGGCGCAGCATGTACTGAATCGCCTGCGGTGTCACCACCTGCAGCTGCACATACGGAGTGAGCAGCTGCAGCAACTCGGTCATGCGGCTCTGCTGCAGCTCGCGCTGGAGTAGCCCGCTGGTGCCCTGCGCCACGACATCCGCGTCGGACTTGATGGTAGGATCATCGGAGGTCACGAGATTGAAGTAATAGAAGCTACTCACCACCTCGCTGATGCAATCATTGTCGATGTTGAGCATCACCGACTTGATGCCCTTGGCTGCGTTGCCCATGAGCATGGACAGACCGCCCATCGTGCGGCCAGCGCCGGATACCTGGGGATTACCGATCACGTAGGCCGGGATGCCTGAGATGTCATCGGCCATCTTCATGAAGCGGTCGAGCGTCGGCGTCAGCTCGGCCAGTACGGACGGTACCTTCATGAACTCGATCGCCTTGGACCCAGTACCTGCCAGATCCGGCGCTATAAAATAGAAACGGTAAGGATCAAGCTGGGTAATATCTTCCCCTGACGCAAAACGACTAGCATCCGCGAAGGCAATCGGCCCCGACGAATATGCCGCATTCCGCACCATGGCACGGACCAGCGAGTTACATACACGCTGGATGTCGTACACCAAGTCGATCGGCGAGTCGCCCCAGAAGGCTCCGTTACGCTTGGCGAAGCTGGTGCTGTGGATCGGGCGCGCCGACACCGGATTAGGGTTGAGCACTGCACGGAGGGTGTACTCCCCACAGATCCAGACTTCTGCCTCGTAGTGCCGCTGTGGGTCGTCGACCAGCACGCCCTTGGCAATCAGGAAGTGGCCCGGCAGCACGCCGTTGAAGATCAGGACATCAAGCAGCTTGGTGGAGTACTGAATGTCTGGCGCGGTGCCTTCGAGACGATCACGCTCCCAGTCGTGGTTCTGGTTGAGCTGGAAGCCACTGGGGTACGCCTTGAGAGCGAGCCGCACGTTGACTTCGTCGAAGCTCTCGATGTCCTTCAGCTCATAAAGCTTGGCCCGCGAGAAGCGCAGCCGCTCCAGGAAGTAGTCACCATCCTGCGTCGTGGTCGACGTCGGTGATGGGTAGGCATCGAATGGGCTCACGCAGCGCGTGACCGGCATCCCTATGCTTTCGGCAACCACCGCATTGCCCTTGTAGGTCGCCTTGACCTTCTGCACCACTACAGGGGCGCGGATGATGGCGGCCGGATAGGTGCACAGGTCCGCCAGGAACTCGGCGAAGGTCTTCTTCCAGAGTCCCTCATCCATCTGCTCTTCAATCAGCAGCTCCATCTGCCCTGTCGATTCTTTCGCCTGCTTGGTGAGGTAGGCCAGCACGGCTTTCTTCAAGTCCCCCGCGCGCTGGCGCACGTCGTCCATGGTCTGCATCCCCATGGAGGGGTCGCTGATCTCATTGGCGAGCAGGGTGATCGCCTGCTCTCTCACATCCGCCGGCAGGTCCGGGATCGGAGAGGGCGCCAGCGTCCAGGGCTTCTCCATGGTGTTCATCACCACGTCCAGCAGCCACGACTCGGCGGCGCGCGACTTCAGCGCGGCGATGCCAATGTAGACGTCGATCTCTCCCACCATGGCCAGCTCTTCGGGCTGGTAGGAACCCTTCTTGCACCGCAAGTTCCGCAGCAGACGAGCCTCAGTGCCGTTCTGGACCTTGTGGTTGTACGCCTCGACGTAGCGCTCACGGATGTACCGCGCCAGCGCGTCCTGGAACTCAGCGTTGGTGATCTCTTCGACGAAGGGGTTCGCCTTCTCAGCGCCGGGCGGGGAATTGGTCAGCACGTTAGCTACGCTCAGCGGGTAGGGTTGGAAGCATCACACCATCATGTACTTTACCTACCATGGCCTGTAGCTTGGTAAATTCCTGCGGTGTCATCTTTCCCGAACCCAGTTTACCCAACGCATCCTCCAAAGAGCATACCTCCAGCGCATGCATGCCCACCAAGCGCTTGGGAGCGGACGTTGCCATCTCAGCTGTGTCTCGAATACGCATGCGGGGCTCCCCACGGAATAGGTCCGACCCTACACGGCGGCACCTTTCCCGTCAATGACTGATACCGAAAGGTCTAGACCATCATGGTCTTTTTCTTGGGGCCGTGCTCGCGGACGGGCTGCGGTCGGTAGCCGTACTTGGCCCATAAGCAGAGGTAATGGAGGCTGTCGGCGACGTGACTGAACTCGTTCTTGTCGGCAATATCGAGGCTGGCGCCCTTGTTGTTGCGCGACTCTTTCCATACGTAGCCCGTTGCCAAGGCTTCGCGCAAGTTCGTGCAGTGAGGGCTGATGATGAGCCCCTCATCGCGGCGCAGGAAATGATCCACCGTCTCCTTGCGTACCTGGAAATTGTTGGTATACGCCGGGAAGCCCTTCAGCCCGAACTGGCCGAGAATGTCGAAGCTGGTTCGCTTGTCGTTGGCCGACCGGCCCCGGCCGGCAGGATCGCCCGCCACCGTTACTGGATAACCAGTGTAACGCTTGGCCAGCAGCGGCACGAGGTACGTCTCTAGGAAGTCTTCCAGCGACTCGTCACTCGTGGGGATCTCATCGGTGATGCGGATGCCACGACGCGTCAGCTGCCCGATCACGCAGCCAGGGTTGAGCCCGAAGTCCAGCCCCACGATCAGCGGCCACTGGCGATCCGGGTCCAGCTTCGCCCGCGCGACATGCTTGGTCTCACTGAACAATGTGAAGATCGGCTTGCCCTTTCGACTCGCGCCATACTCACCAGCGAGCATCACGCGGATATAGCTGTCCTCCGCGCCCTTCAGCTGGTTGGGGTAGTAATCCGGCTTGGTGAAGCGCTGGTTCTCGCGGTCGGGGTTGAGCTGCCACTCCTGCGCCGGATCATCCCAATACACAGCCGGTGGCTGCTGGAACTTCTGCCAGCCCTCAGGCACCGCGCCCGTCTCGAACTTCTCATACAGCCAGTGGCTGATGTGCGGCGGGTTAGAGTCGACCACCATGCCCGGCTCGGTCGCGCCGCCCACCTGTGAGCCATCGTCACGAATCTCAAACTGCGGATAGCGATCGGTACGGCCCTTGATGGCCTCGAATATCTCCCAGCTGATCTCCTTGCCTTCGTTGATGTAGACGCCGGTCAACTCCATGGAGAGCACCCGGCCCACGTCGTCAGGATGGTCCATGGCCAGGAAGATGACCTCCAGCTCCATGCGCGTGCCGTCGGCCAGATGCTGCTTGAAGTTGCACTGGATGGGGCTCGAATAGACTACCGGTGCGATGTGCGGCGGCACCCACATCTCCCACGATTTGATCGTCGTGGATTTCAACTCGGGGTAGCTGTTACGCACGATCGCCCAGCGGCTCTTGCGGACCTTGTTATCGTCCGGCGCCTGCCGCAGCGCCCGCATGATCACTTCCAGGATGCACCCGGTGGACTTACCCGAGTTGATCGGACCCTCCACGTACTTGACGTTGGCCCGCGACTCGTGCAGCTGCGACAGCGTAGGGCTAGCTGTGTAGACCTTCGCCGCGCTCGGACCGGAGGCCGTGTTCTCTGGCGGAGCCTGCCGGTGGGCGTTGGGCTGCGTCGCCATCAGTGCACTGTCTCGTAGTAGATCTTGCTCAGGTCAACTGTCGCCCACTCATCCTCGCGCATGAACACCACCAGGGCAAACGGCTTACCCTCATCGTAGAGCACGTTGGTAATCGTGCCGTGGATGTCCTCCTCCAGCAGATCGAAGCGATCGCCGATAGCATAGGGTTTCATTCGACCGCCCCCCACATCTGCGCAAACTCCCGCTCCACCGGGCCATCCTCGTCCGCGAACGGCCCCATCTCCGGCTCCGCCACACCAGGCAACGCGAACGTCACCGGCAGGCTACGCACGTCCTCCTCCGGGGTCTGCAGGGCATGAGGCGTGCTGCCGGTGACGATCTGGGCATGACCACCGACGTTGAACACGTAGCTCACGGTAGTGGCTGCCGCAGGCACGTCAGTGGTGCCATACACAGGCTTATTGACTTTGCCTGCCATCCACCGGGCGTGTTCGATCAGCGCCTTGGCCTTGTCCAGCTCCAGCTTGGTGACTGCCGACTTCAGCAGCCGCTGCCCCGCGCTCAGGTAGCCTTCGGAGCTTAGAGTGGTCGCCTCCTCCACCCGCGGCCAGTAGCCCTCGTTGTCTAACCAGCTGCGAAGGAGCGTGATCGAGACCTTCAGGGCTTCGGCAGCGTCGACCAGGTTGGCACCCTGGTACAGCTTCTCCAGCACCGCCTCGATGCCCACGCCGTTGAGGTAGGCGTACGGGTTGCCGATCGTCCCGCGCCGGTTCTGCCAGCCGCGGGTAGCGAGGTCATCGTTGAAGACTTGGGGTGTTGCGCTCATACCCTTCCCGCCTTTACCCGTAGTATCACACGTAGCAAGAGCAGCCTGACCTGCAGACCTGCGAGGTGCCACTGGAGAGCGTCGACCATGGGGTTAGTATCGCCCATAAAAAAGACCCCTGCAACCGGACGGTGCAGGGGTCAGACGCAGCTCTTGGACGGGGCTGCTGTGCGCACAGCATGAGGGGGAGTCATTGACGGCGCAGGGTTAGATTCGCACGGTGTGCGAGGCTTGTCAAGCCGCAGGAGCGGCCGGTGGGGTGAGGGCGGCCACGGCGTTGGTCAGCGCGGTGTTGTTGGCGATCAGGGTCTGTGCTGCGGCTTCCACAGCGGCATCGCTGTCACCGGAGGTGGAGGCTTGAAGGGCGGCGACCGCGGCATTGGTGGCGGTGGTGTTGGCCACGACAGCGGCCTGAAGATCGGTGAGTCCGGACATGATGCGTTTCTCCAAAGCTTCGATACGCTCGAAGATGCGGTTAGCGTGGGTATCGCTGAGCCATTCCATGAAGGGCGTCCTGCGGGTGAGGGCTGTAGCTTACGCGGTGGGGTGGAGGTGTCAAGGGACTACAGCCGATCTTCACAGATGGCCTGATTGATCTCATGCCCCAGGAGTGATACTCCGCCGGCTAGCATGCTCACCGAAGTTAAAGGCGTGATGCAGAAGCGTGTTTGACGAGAATCCTTCAGGAAGTAGACCATGGCATAAGCTTCAACTTCACCTGCTTCTATGGCAGCGGCAAATAGCCTCACGGCTTCAATGTCGATAGCCTCCATCGCTCCCGGAGAGACAGGAGTGCCTGATAAAGCGAATACGTTGCCCGGCGTCTCGGGGTTACTCATCCTCGCCGTTCCCTTCGCTGGTCAGGTAGTCGAGATAGCGACACACGGCGTACCCTAGCAAACAAAAGAGCGAGACAACCAAACAGCTAATACAGTACCAGAACATAGCGTTGCCCTCGCTCAGCTGAAGTGTAGTAGATGATACACCCTAAATTTCTGGAGTGGGTGAAAATTTTCTTGGCGGGCCCGATTCTAGGGCGTGTTCTGTTAGACGAGGGTTTAGGGGTGAGAGTTTGCCCCACCGCCGCGCCCGCGCCGCCTGGTCCGCATGGGGGTCATCCTGCCGCTGCGCAAGCGTCAAAACGCAACATCAAATAGACGTCTAGACGGCTAAACGACATCGGCCCTACCCCCATAACAAGCGCAGCACCCCCATGCACGGGGTATAAGCGAAGGCTCCGCCCTAGCGCCGTGTAGCACTGACTATTGACGGGCTGACTTACTTAGGTATAGAATGGCGACGCCAACTAACCAGACGGGAGAGCGAGATGGGTAAGAACGTACTGAAGCGCGGCGACCGCGTAGTCACGCCAGACGGCAATGGCGTTGTGCTCATGGCTGAAACACCTGGATGGGATCGCCTCACCATGCTGGTGGCGGATCTCAAGACGCTGCCGTACCAGCGGGACTACTACGCGGCACAGCTTACGTTGCGCGATGGGGAGGGTTAAGGCATGGAATACACGCTGCAGCAGCTGGAAACGCAGTACAAGGGCGTAGTGGCCCGATTGGCGCAGAATGCGACGGCGCTTGCGGCCGCTTTGGACTATGACGTCCCATTCTTCCGCGGCGAGGACTGTCGGGCGGACCATAGGCGCAGGCACGAGGCGAACATCGCCCACATAGCGGCCCGCATAAAGCAGCTGATCGAGGCAATAAACCAGGTCGACATGACGAGGTAGCTAAGCAAGCCCTGTGCCAAGTAGACCGAAAGCCGCCGAAAGGCGGCTTTCTTTTGGGCGCCGTTTTGTAACACGGAGCGCAGTACAAAAAGCGTGTTCGGCCATTTTGGCTATCTGTACAAATCTGCAACTACGCGTTACACCAGGGTTTGTAAGGGTTTGTGATAGATAGATAGATAGATAGATAGTGTAAGGTTCCACAGAGACTATCAAAAAGTTTTTACTCCTGTTTGCCGCGCCGACGAACGTTAACCCCCTAGAATAAAAGTTTGCTTCTCCTAGAACGCAACAACACCGTAACACGCCACTACTAAAACCCCGAAACCGTTGCCCCATCTAGTGTGCGCCGTAGAACAAACCGGCGACCGTTAATTCAGTATCCGTAGCACAAGCTCCGTTTTTAGGAGCTACACTTATGCCCTTCCTGTCTATAACCCCCGCAACAGGCGCACAAGCTACATTTTCGCCCGTAAAAAATAACCCTCGCAACGTAGTTACTTACCCCCCCCGCCGCTGCCGAGTATACCAACTACGCTTCAACCCGGTTACGCCCTAACCGGCGTAACGCACCTATCCGATACACTTTCACCTAAAAACCGCCTATAATCGCCCCACCTAAAACACGCGGAGTCCGCACCATGCACAACCTCCTGCATCACTCGCCTGAAAACCGTTTGAAGATTCTCCCCCTCGCCCGTCGCTTGCTCGGCCCCGGCCGCCCCAACATGCCCTATCTATTGGAGTTGCTGGCCATCTTCGCGATGCAGCGCAACGTGGTGCGGGCGGAAGATTTCGGGAGCGGTACAGCCTATAACGCCTACTGCCGCAAGCGCTGCCGGGAAGTGACCGAGCTGCAGAAGGTTTTCGCCCGCTTTACCGCCCTTCGTGGTCAGGATGAAGACCTGGTCGAGGCCAACGTACAGAAGGCGTTGTCGCTGCGCCCCGACACGGGGGAAGGCTGGTCGCTGGCTTACACGCCGACCACGGGGAGCAACTACCGCACGGCGATTATCTGGCTAGTTGAGCGCGCGTGCGTAAACCTGGAGCACCGCCAGCGGCAGGCCAAGAAAGACGCCGACAAAGCTTTTTTCGCGGCACACGAAGCCGCAGCCAAGGTCGTACGCCAGCGGGCGCGCCTCGCGAAGGAACAGGCTAAAGCGGCGGAATACGCGGCCCGCGAAGCGCAGATGACACCACAACCCATTGTCGCGAGCGCGCCTTGGCCGTTCGACGACAGCGAAGAGTAAAGTATAGATAACGCTTGACTGACACGGCAAAGCCTGATAGTTTAGCGTCACTGGGGCAGCTTAGCCCGCAGTACACCACCCACGTAGCGAAGCGCCCCATCATGGACTAGCCCAGTTTCTTTAGAGCCTAAGTGAATGAGTCGAACTAGGAAGCGGTATGCGGCGTGGCACTCACAAGGTGCCGCGCCTTTGGGGTGCCAAACAACGAGTGGGAGAGCGAGATGGGCAAGAACAAGCCATTCAACGGGCACAAGAACTGGAACCACTGGAACGTGTCATTGTGGGTCAATAACGACGAAGGCCTGTACAACCTCGCGCGGAGATGTGTGCGCGACCACGCTAACCGGATAGATGCGGCACGCTGCTTCATGGCGCTCCGCCCTGCCGACAAGACCCCCGACGGCGCACCCTACAGCGTGACTACGGTTCGCGCTGCCATGGTGGGGATGTAATTGTGGAAACGAAAACCTACCGCTCCGACCTGGCCGACCGCATCCGTCATTGCTACGGCCTCACCAGCTACCGTTACATGGGCCGCTACGGTTGGATCTTTGCTGGCGCTCACAGCGATGAAGACGCCATGAAACAACTACGCCGCTCCACCGATGGGCCGCTGCATATGCAGTGCTTGGAGCGGTTCGACAATATCAGTAACGTATGGGTTGCAGCCGAAGGGGAGTTAGCATGAACCGCATCACCGATAAAGACCTGCAGGCTGTCGTGGATCGCATCAACCGCGTCACTGGTAGCCCGATGGAGAGCTACACAAAAACCTATGTTCGCGTCCGCACTAAAGAAGGTTTTGAGCAGAAAATAAAGCTGGTCGCCAACATTGGCAACTATCACCTTGACCATGCCTACAGCGGCGTGTGCTTGCACCGCATGGATAACGCCAGCGGTGGCGTCACCACCCCACTAGGCGGCGGCTACGACACTAAGCGTGAGCTGTACGGCAAACTGCAATCCTTTCTAGCTGGCATCGACTCAACGAGGAATGACAAATGGCAACATGGCTGAAAGACGCTAATGGAAATCGCTGCTCTGTCGAATACTTCGGATCGACTGAAGCGGCACAAACCGCACTCGACAGTCTAAAGAACTGCTTCGGCTGCTCCGACTGCTCCGACTGCTCCCGCTGCTCCGACTGCTCCGACTGCTCCCGCTGCTCCGACTGCTCCCGCTGCTCCGACTGCTCCCGCTGCTCCGACTGCTCCGACTGCTCCGACTGCTCCGGCTGCTCCCGCTGCTCCGACTGCTCCCGCTGCTCCCGCTGCTCCGACTGCTCCGACTGCTCCCG